AGACCGTCTGCCTGTTAATTGCGTTACAGATCCACTGCATTGAATCAATGGTTGCGTCTTGAATTATCTGGCTTTGAACATCGACCATAGAACGACTACCGCCGTCGCCTCTTCTGCCTTGCGTAACCCAAGCAATATAAAGCCTTTCAGCCATTACTCTCTGGTGATGCCCTGCACTCTCTAATAGCGGGGCCGGATTATATGAATGCTGATTAGCTCTCGGTACAAACTCCCACCAATCGGGATGAAGCAGGTGACCGTTTTCATCGCTATGTAGATTTGCTAGCTTGCCAGCCATATCGTTTAGCTCTTCAACAAAATCCTGTCGCGTTGGAGGTGCTCCGTTTAGCCCGTTTGCGTACTGAACGAACCTATCAAGTAGCAGCTTGCCTTGCTGTGGGGGGTCCGCATATTTGTTTGCGGCTAGGTCTTCGAGGCGATACCTCAACTGTTCCGAGCGCCAGTGCGGATAAACGGAACGAAACACACTTTGCCCGTCATACCACCCGATGTCGCCTCGATTTACAAGCCAGAGCGTTTCACGCAACGGCAAAACACGGCTCTTTACACTACCGCTTGCGTAACCATAACGCTGCATAATGCCTAGCAGCTTTTCGGTCCCGACCTCGGTTATATAGGCATCGTAGGACTCTTGTCGTCGCCTATGTAAGCCAATGTAGTACAGTCCGTCATTTTCATCGTATTCATAAGACTCGGACATTGCGACGTGCCCGTATGTTCTTGCACTCATTAGGTGCCGAATAAGGTCGTCGGTACCCTGGTCTCCAATCCTACCACCAGCATCTTCAAACTTACCGACGCCAAACTGACTTTCAAGCGCCTCTGCTGCAATCTCGCTTGTGTTCTCTGTTCGCTTGACCACTAGCTTCACAGACGTACAAAGCCCCGTTAGATACTCTTCCGCAAGAGAAAGAATAGGGCTTGTCCGCATCATTCTGCTAATCATTAGCGCACGCTTGCGAGGCGTCCGAAACTCAACATTGTGCTCGTATTCAGAAGGTAAATGACCTCCAGTTATACGTGTGCCGCTATATCCCGCCGGCCTAGTAGGAAGCTCTTCGGGAAGCTCCAGAAACTCTCGGGCTTTGTCTTGGGCTATTGTGTAAAGTGTGCTCATACTTACCTTAGTATACAACGTGCGCGAAGCGCATACAATGCGTGCTTTTTCGCTACATTGTACCTGATTGCATAAGCAACCAAAAAACAAAATCCGTGATTGTTTTTTTTAAGAGCTAGAAACCGACTTCATCAACAATCTGCTTAAACGCTCTAATGATATTGTTTCGAGAGTCGGCAAGCGTTTTTGCTGTCGCCAGCTTTTCTTTTAGCGTATCGACAGAGCTGCCTGAACTTTCTAATTGCTTTTCAAGCATATCTGCTTTAGCGGCAGCATCGCCCCACTCTTTTTTTACGCTTGCGAGCTGTAGTTGAAGGCGCTGCGTTTCTGCCTTTTGATCAGCGCCATGATCTTCCCTTTCGACCAGCGCCGCTACTTTTGCGCCTCGAATGTCCGCCATCTTTGCGCTACTATCAAGACCGTCGACCGCGATTTTGTCAATCTTCGCGAGTGTCGCTTGCGTTATCTTGATCATCACCGTCTGCTGCGTGAGCTCCGCTGGCGTGCTGTACTTTTTCTTCTTCGAGAATGTCGGCATATTCGACTCCTTTCTCCGTAAATCGGTCTTCATACTTTTTTAAAATCTTTGTTGCTATCCGCAACTGGTTTTCTCTTAACAAGAGTTTTTCTGCAATCTGCTCATTAACCTCAAGCGCCTTATTAAGCATGTTGAGAATTGCGTTTCCTCGTGCCTGCGGAAGCGGTAACACGTTTCCGTTTTCGTCACGAACAGCCGAAAGCCCTTTGATTAACTCAAGAGGAAGTCGCATTTTTATTACACGCCAAGAGTCCTCAATCTTGACCCTGCGTCGCTTTTTTTTCATTAACAAGCCTTCTTATGTTTTTCGGAAATAATTTTCGGCACCGCGTTTCGCCACGTTATTCTATGATGAAGCCGCTTGTAGATACCCATAAGTCCGACCTTAACGCTTGACGGGTTCATGATTACTGAATACATGCTCTTTATATATGTCCCGTCATCTAAGTATGTCTCGGTCATTCCACCGCTGTTTGCCTGTGTTTGCAGCTGCTCTAGACCTACCTGATTTGCCGTGAAGAATATATAGCCTCGTGAGCCTTTGTTGACATAGGTATTTACATCCTCGTTTATCCGGCCGGTAAAATAAAACGGGCGATCAGTCGAGCAGATGAAGCTGTTCATTGCTTTTCTTTTCAACGTGATTTTCTTCGCATACGACCCCGCATAGCCTCCAATAAAATCCCCGCCTTGTGCGAGCGCAATGGTTGTTATTCTTTCATCGCACTTATAGAACTCAAGCATTATGTCGAAGACGCGGTCAAGGTTCTTTATGTAGGTCGCGCCCACAATGTACTCAAAGTTTTTATTAAACTTGTATCTAAACTCTTTGTAGTCATCATCAAGCTGAATGAAGTATTTAATTCCAAGCTTTTTCGCTATATGTTGACAGACGTTTCTTGCCCAGACGATTGCTGCCCACGGCTCTCCAAAGTTGTCGCAAATATCAAACTCTAAGCCGATTCGTTGTTTTGAAAATATCTCAACCTGCCCAGGGTACAGCTCTTCATATCTTTCTTGTTGCGGGTCTTGATCATCAACAAGTAGTACGATGCGCCCCGTGTAGCCGTGCTTTCGCAGCGTCGGTATTGTAATAACCTTATCGGCTCTTTTATGCGTTAAGATAAACGCAACAAAGTTTTCCTCATTCATCATCATCATCAGCCTCTATTGAGTTTCTAATATCCTCCGTCATGCGAAAAAAGCCGCGGGAAATGGCATCATTATAGTCAATAATAACAAGCGCAGACTTTTCCATTAGGTCTTGTATATCTGCGTTTGACTGCGCGTAGTATTCTGCTATCAGCTGATAATCAAACACCGTATGCCTGTTTGCTGCGGCAATAAGAAACGCCTTTTCAATATCACTAGCTGAACTTGTCATAATTTCGTTAACAAGCTCAATCGTCTTTTCTGGATTATACAGATCCATCACATCGGGCTTAATTCCTGTGATTTCATAAGTAGGCGCCTCTACCTTAGCCGTATACTTTCCGTCCTCCTCATCATCAACACTACTATTTACTCGATCCGTAAATGCCACATCTGTAAATTGTATATTGTCAAAGTCAGAGAAATTTCTTGCAGTTGCGCCGACCTCCTCAAAGTCAATATCAGGCAACTCGTTTTCGAACCAGAAATTGCCTACATCAAGGTCGGTACTTAACTTTTCAAGCGCATCCATGTCCCAGCTTAATCCAACTTCAGCGACACGGTTATCGGCTACAGCGAGACCTCTTGCCTCTGGGCTATCTAAGTCAAGATCTGTTCTCTTCACAACGACAACTTGCGTTCCGTCGGTCTCGATAACAAGCGCATCCTCAAGCCCAATACTGCCAGCAGCCTCTACGGTTTTATTGCCCGCGATTATACGACCCGCCTTATCAACGAGAACCGACCTGCCAGCGCCATACGCACGCAGTGACTTTTCTAGCATCGAACTGCCACGCTCCGTTCCCTTATTCGCGTTTACGTCATCAGGCGTGAGCTCCGCAATTTTAATGCTCTTTGCTTTCATTTCTTCCCTCCGAGATTTTAACCAAGTCACTACTCGCAAGAGGCGACTCGCACATTCCCCACCTTGTGCAACCATCGTTTGCGGTCGCGTCAAACATCTTTATCTGTTTACCGCCGCGTGTCGTTCTTGGCTCAAGCACATCTTTAATATAGTCATACAGCGCAGGGTGCTCCCAGCCTGTATCCATAAAAACACGGTCGAACTTAATGCCATTCTTTTCAAGCAGAAGAGCACACGCGGTACTGTCTTTGCCCCCACTCATGCCGAGAACAATGTGCTCATCTTTTAGCTTCTCTAAATCTTCTTTTGGAATCGTCCAGAGGTCTCGCACCTGTTCTCCGTTGCGTGGTTGCGTAAATTATGGTCATAATGCAACACAATGCAACTAGACGCAACGGGCTTCTATTAGTGAAGAAAAAACAAAAACCAAACGCGACAAAAGAGGAAAAGGCAAGATGCTTTGAGCTGCTAAGTGAAGGCTACTCGATGCCGCAAATTGAAGAGCAGACGGGAATTAACCGCGGCACGCTTTCACGATGGCGCCGATCAAAAGATTTTGCCATCTTTCACGCAGAGAGAACTACTGGTGCAACCGCTCGTGAAATGAAAACCAAGATAAGCCGAGAGTCTGTTCAACAGCAGAGCTCGGCTGCGGACCAAGCTTTGAAAGACCTCAATGACGTAGAAAGAAAGGGGAAGTTTTTACAAGCCGTCGGTGTCGGTGGTCTCGCTTGGGCCCAAGACTTTAGCGGAGCAACAGATGAAGAGGTCGCTAGATTTCTTCGTGATCTTGATATTCGCAAAGCGCACGCAAAGCCTAGAATTATGGCGCTGACGCACATGCTTAAACTTGCTACCGATGAAGAGGTGCCGCACGCTGTACGAGCGCGAGCCATTGTTGACTGGTGGCGTCTAGCTGACAACAACTTAAATGGCGGTCAGCCAATGATAAATATCGACGCACGCAGTACAGAGCCCGACTCGGCTCCAGCCGTCGCAGAGTTTATCGTTGACAGCGTGAGACAGCAGCTTGCACGCGCATCCGAGCTTGACCTTATGGAAGATATAGACCGCAATGATTGACGGTCTCCTACGAGAGTTTAAGCCAAACAAGGGTCAGATGAAGTTTCTCGCTCTTTGGCTTTCAAAACAATATCCGATTATCTCAATGTGCGGCGGCTGGGGCGTTGGCAAGACGCGGCTCGTAGCAATGCTTTGCCATCTATCGCACGAGGACGATCCAGGCATTAACGGCTTTTATGTAACGGACAGCATGGGTCGTGGCGCCAGAACGATAGCAACCGAGATGGCGGCTTTGCTTGAGCCCCTTGGCTGGTCTTATCATCACGCCTTTAAGGGTCAGCCTGCTCCACACTGGAAAAGCCCTCATAAAAACGGCATCCAGACAATCGTCTGGGCGCTTTCTTGGAAACGTCCAAGCGGTAAGAGTATGGCAGCAAACTCACTGGAAGGTCCCGACTGTGGCTGGGGTATTCTCGATGAAGCTCAGGTTGTGGAAAGCGAGGTTGGAAGCGCAATGCTCGGACGTATTCGAAGCGGCGCACCTGGGCGATTATGCCTGCTCGGTAAGCCAACGTATGACCCTTGGTGGACACGCTTCGCCGAAGACAGAGGCGGCGTCGGATTTCTCTGCCCATCTACAGTAAACCGAGAAAACCTTCCAAACTTTGATGACTGGGTCTCTACTTTAAGCCGTCGAGAAGTAATGGAAAACATCTACTGCATTCCGCAGTCACCAGCAGGCGCGGTCTTTGACATGTGGAGCCCAGAGCAATATCCGGTCGGGAATATCGCTCCAGCAGATTGGAGACCCGAGCCCTGGATGCGCACTGTAGTAACAATGGACTTTGGTGTCCGCTCTCCCTCTGCTCTCGTTATTAGTCACGACCCGCGAATTGGACCCAGTGGCGCGGACGTTGTTTGGAGTGAGGCAAATCCAGATCGAGCAAGCGTGTTTGAGCTCTGTCAAATGCTTAGGCGAGGCATACCCGGCTTTAATATCCCTGGCATTCATCCAGCTTATCGCGAACACGATATCCCTATCGGAGCCATTCCATGTCAAGCCGCCTACGGTGACCGCGCCGGCCGGAATATGCGAGATGACGCGAATATGACTTCAGCCGTTTCCGATGTAATGCAGTCACCTGAGGTTGGAGGTCTCGGACTTCGTGTAATATGCACCGACGATCCGAGCCGTATTGATATAAATGCGGGCATCAGAAAGCTGTGGAGGATGATAGAAAGCAACAGCGGCGAGCGCAAGCTGCTTTGTTCGTTTCAGCTTTGGAATTACGGTACGCAAGCGGGCGGTCGTAGCTTTACAAAAAGCATCACAAACTATCGTTGGCAAACAGGCAATCGAGATATACCAAAGAAGGACGGTGTTCACGATCACGCGTGCGACGCCTTGAGGTATTGGGTAATAAACGCACGATGGGAAAGTGGCGAAGCTAAACGTGCCGCGGCGTCTGCGTTTAAAAAGACCAGTGATAAACCCTCACCAGTTCTTCGACCGGGTGATTTTCGGTAGCACGCTATTCGTCCACCCTATATCGGATGCTTGAGTAGCAAATTGGTAGCCTAAGCGGACCGTAGGGCGTTCCAGGAGGAAAACCTTTTCTACAAGGCTTCTTAACTGCCGCCGTCGGCTTTGTGCTCATTACTTAATCCTTACAGCCTCGCGACCGTTAAATGACCAGACTTTTAGCCCACATCTTGAGATAGCAATATGGTCGCTGATTGTATATCCCTGCGCCTCGAACCAACGGGTCATTAGCTTGAGTGACTCGGTAGTGAATTTAACATACTTTAAGTTAAGCATTTTGTCGCCCTTTCATGGAGCGTTGGTGCCCTTTTTATTTTACCACTTTGTACGTACTAATTACAAATTGCCCTGAGCAAACTTATCAAGCTCCTCTATCGTCATCGCCTCCAGCTTTGCGATAGCAATCTGCATTAGGTCGCTGCGCCAGTCTGCACAAGGCGTGCAGCCGCCGTCTGCATCGGTATAGTGATCACCGCACTTCTCGCACTTGTGCGTTTCGCCCTCGGTTCTCCATTTGTCGTATGTGCTCATTTTGCACCAGCCTTAACCTCAGCAGCTGCCTTAAGCTCAGCAAACCACTCCTCACCTTCGCGGCTTCCTTCCTCATAACGAAACCACCGATTGACCGCCCGCCTTCGCTGCTGGCATCCATTAGTCAAGCGAACCTGCATCTCCATCTCGGCGCGCATAGAACCGTTCAGTCCCATTTCATATAGCCTTTCGTATTCAACAATCCATTTGTACGCTTCAATTTTCTGCTCTTTACTGTATGCCATTTTAATCCTCCATTACTCTAAGGTCATTTGGGTTATCCTCGCGCATTAAGTCGATGACGTTAATAGCTACACGAACCGCGTTGTACAGCTCTCTTGTCGTCATTCTCGCGCTAATATTGCGTGATCCACCGTGTGCGACTAGCTTTGGCTGACCGTATGCGATATCAAGTGAGAAGTCCTCGCCCGTATCGTTAGCTAAGATCTGCACATAGTGCTTTAGTTCTTCTCTCGTTACTCTCATCTTGCCTCCGTTCTATGCGTAGTCTGAAAGACCGTATTCCGCTGCTATAAGCTCTGCCTGCTCTTCTGTGCATACGCACCCAAGCTGTGCAAAAAAGTCGTTTAAAAGCTCCTGCTGAAACTCTTCGAAAGTGCTACAAATTTCTACGTCATCTTCAAAGCTTGCTACTGTAAAGCATCCCGCAACCATGCACGCTTGAATAAGAACTAACGCTGTAGACTGCTTTTGTTTTTTCTTTTGCGCGGGCTTTGCTTTGCTCATCTCATCGTCATCAAAAAAGTATCCCTGGCACTCTGCTCTGCTGCTCGGCTCGTATTTAGTTGGGCATCCAGCATTTCGCCAGCACTCTTCGTGATAAACACAGGGCGCCTCTTGCTCGTCATAAATATTGTGTCCATCGCACTTAAGAGGGTCTTTGATAGACTCTTGCTGCTGCGCTCGCGTCTGAATGGTCCCGTAACCGTCATAGAGTCCAGAGATAATGCGACCATCGCTATAAACGGCAACGCAACGCTCAAGCCATGACTGCTGGTCTTTGTTAGGCAAGTGCTCTAAACCGTATCGTGAAACTAAAGGACGATTACAGCAGCGGCAGTTAAAACTTGAAAATCCCATGTTATTCTCCGTTCTTGATGTCTGGTTATTTATTAGATGGCTGCGATTACTTTGTTGGTGAAAGACTCGATACATCGAATAAGGCGGCTGTCGTTAAGGCTGCTTTCGTTTGCTCGGAAGGTATCTACGCCTGCGCCCTTTTGGTAGAACCTAGCGTTGACGCTTGTACCGTTGAGTGAAAATGTAGCGTAATAGAATTTGCCGTTGTTGAAGAACTTAACGCCGCGAAGTCCGTTGTTGTTGAAAACCTGTGCGAGGCCGGCTGCGCTTTCGATTCTTGCGATTGCTTTTGTGATTTCGTTCTGCATTTTTTTCTCCGTTGCGTTGTCTTGATGATTCTTTATACGAAATGCGTAGCAATGTGTAAAGAGGTATTTGTAACTATTTTACAAGTGCTCGTTTTGATTAGGTTTTTTTGAGAAGGTTTTGCTTAGATTCGTTTCCAGATGCGGGGCCGGTTGTTCCACGCATCCGTCTTCACAGACTCGTACCCAAAGTCCTTTAGGGCCTTATGAAAGTGTCGCGATGTTTGCTTGTTCTTAATTAGCTTGCCGCCGATCTTATAGAGCGGGAAATGCCCCGAGGATGGCGCACTAAATGTATTTGCGATAATTAGGGTCTCTGGAAGGTTAAGAGCCGTCAGGCATTCTTTTAGGTGCTCAACCGGCTCAAAAAAGTGCTCGAAGTACTCCGACGCAAAGACAAGGTTTACACGGTGCTTTATTTCGGTAGTGTGCCCGACGATATCAAAGTTGCTTCTTGACTCCTGTTCAACAAGCTTTGCAATCTTGAACTGAGTCGTTCCAGCGACCTGTGTTCCGCTTACTTTTGCTTTAGGAAACACTTGCGCGAGCGCAGCTGTCGTTATACCTGTACCGCAGCCTAAATCCGCAACACCCGTTACCCCAGGGAACAGGCGGGCTCTACTTGCGGCGACCCACTTTAGGTATTTCCGAGAATAGATTGCCCAGCATGCCCATGCTTCTGCCAGATAGAGCTCGGAGTTGTAAATCGAGAAGTCGGGATTGCCTGCTTCTATGCTTTTATACCACTTCTGCTCTAGTGGGTTTTGAACTTTATTCGAGGTCATCCCTTTCGCAATCTGCTCTAGGTGCGCCGCTGAAAAGTCGCGAAGAAAAGGTTGGATCTGCGCAAAAAAGCGTGCGCGTGCTTTCTGTGGTCTTTCGTTAAGTAGTGCTGTCACTGCGCCTCTCTCTCTGTTATCTATTTACTGCCCGCTGTCCGTGTAGGCTAACCGCATCAAAAGCTAAACTCAACAAGATAACGTAGCTCACCGCACCAGATATAATGTTGCGAATGAAACGAGTGGAGCAATATGGAGCAACATGTAACAAAATGGAGCAACATGGAGCAACATGGAGCAACATGTAACAAATGTAGCGCATGTTGAACAAATGTAGCGCATGTTGAACAAATGTACTCAATATGGAGCAATATGTAACAAATGTACTCAATATGGAGCAGATGTAGCGCATGTTGAACAAATGTAGCGCATGTTTTACATTGCTTCCGAGCCGAGCTCTGCTGCACAGCGTGTCTCTACGGCTCTTGTGAGAAGTCGCAAAGATACTTTATCCAAGCAAAAGGCTTTCTTGTTTCGAGGTAATGCGGATCAATATCGTTATCGTAGGCTTCACGCTCGAAGGCGTTGTTTCGGTAGGCTGCTCTTCCGTCGCGATACTTTACAAAAAGAACGAGCCAGAAGGTAATGTAGAACAGCCACTGAAAGACAAACAGAAGCTCAATCTGTTGCCTGTAGTGAATTGTTTCGTGCTGCCTTAGTCGCGTGGAGAAAACACCCCGACAAAATATCCAGGGCCCAAAGCTAAACGCGGTGATGTTAATAGGAGCCAGCTTAGAAACCCACGCGGGAATCGAGCTATTGTTGACTTCAATCGGGTCTCTTAGAATACATCTTCTGCCTGTTGCCAAAACTCACGCCCTATTTTGAAACGCTTCCACGCGGTGTCGCTGATACTTGTATTATGGGCCGTTTTTTTGATTTCATCAATCTCATACTTTACGTTCCCGATTCGCTCTAAAGCCTCTGCCCTAAACCCCGTATACTCCGCTATGAACTCTTTGCGAGCAATAACGTGCGACCCTTTAAACCTGTTGTTGTCCTCCCAAATCCAGCCGCCTAAACAGCGGTTAACCTGATTCTGACGCATCGGTCCACAAGCAACCGGCTTAGAAATAAATGTGATCGGCGACCCTATTTCAAGGAAACCAACAGCAAATGCACCGTCGCTTCTTGGCATCTTTCCGATTGTCGCTAAAACCTTTCTGTGGAACGTAACGCATCGTGCCGATTTAAGGTCGAACCAAAAGTCCTCGCTGCGCTCGCCTTCGGTCATAAAGTCTGGAAAGGTCTCGATGTTGCGATGGTCCTCACTAAAGCACGTCTGGTCATATTGCTCAACGAGACCAATGTGCCCACAATCTTCTAAATAATCACGCACGACAATCTCTAACGCCGCCCCTCGGACGTGTTTTTCAAGACCCGAGTTATATCCTCCAAAGCCGCCCACCTTGCCTCGTGTACCTATAAAGTCCCGCGCATAGCCAACAATGTAAGCCAGCGCCCAGGTCTCTAGGCTGATCTTGTGTAAACGATTACAAGCCGACACAAGCGCATCGAGGTCGGTCTTGAAGAGTGCGTTCGCTTGATGCCTCACGCCTCCTCCTTTTTCAGCTGCTTTATTCTAAGCGTTTCAAAAGGTTCGCCCTGCTTTTGATACTTCTCCCAAACTTCAGGCATTTCTTCTTTAAGTCGCTTCTGGTCAAGACTCACTCGCCCTTTTTGACGTGACATCGTAATGATGTAAGACTCGTTAACCGCCCGCTTAAAGTTGCCCATAGTTGCCCGAATATGATTATCCCAATGCTGCTTGTTCGCCTTCGCGTCGGCTTCCGCTTGCTTTGCGTGGTCTCTTGCCTGAATCCACCTTTCAAGGTCTTTCGTCAACTCCATTTCGCCATCCCGCTCCGAGTAATAACGAGCCAATCCAATACGGCACCCGTCGGTACCATCGGGATCAGGCGGTATCTCGTTAACGATGTGATCATTGAACCACCGCCGAAGGTAGGGCACTATCTTCTCTTCATAATGCGGATCTTTCGGTACCTCGTGGATAATAAGGTCAGCGGCTCCCCGACTTAGAGCAAACGCGACATCGTCCGCGCTATCTAGCATTCTGAATGTCTCGTTCGTTGTCTTTAAGCCCGCAAGAATACCGCTATCAAGACCGAAGGCCCAAAGATAATGCTGTACCTGCAACCGATAGTGCTCTGGCAGCGGATTCAGCTTGCCATAGGTCCCCGCGGTCTTAATCTCGATAAGAGCTTGAAGCTTGCCGTCAACGTAGCCCAGACGGTCGGCTGTGGCGCTAAACGTGTCGTCAATAATGATTGTGCCCTCTAGCGGCTCAACAAGCGTCATCCCAATTCTTGGACCTAGAACATCGGCAATCGGACCCTCTAATCTAGTGCCACGAGCCATCGCCTCGTTTTCGGGCACCGTAGTCTTAAAGAGAATGCGCTGCCAGGCATCCCAAGGCCCTGCGTACGGATTACAGCCTACGATAGCAGAAACGGCTGTACCGCCAATCGTCTTTGTTTGCTTGTACGCCATCGTCATCCACCTCCAAGCAGCGCGAACCGCTCTTCATCTCGATATTTATCAAAGTCAAGCGCGTCCATAGCCTCAAACATGTCTCGCAAATCTTTGGCTACTTGATCCGAACTGACGTCTCTCTCAGCAACATCGAACCAATCTTTGTAGACATAGACGATTCTGCGACCCTCATAAAAGTTTATCTCATCCGATGGTCCGCCCCAGCTTAGAAGAAACTGAAAATAACCGCCCTCGTCATACGCTTCGCCGCGAGGCGGCTGCCACGAAAACGAAAGCCCGAGATTGTAAAGCCCGTCACCTTCATCATTCAGCGCTTCTTTGATTCTCTCTCTCTCGTGCATCCAGCACTCATCAATAAGTTCCTCGCAGGTCTTTTTCTTTGACATAATTTTCTCCGTTTATTTTTAAGCCCTCATTGGCTCAAGGTCAGTATACTACCAAAAAGGTATAAAGAAACATAAACCGCAACAATTTCAGGGACTAACAGCCTTCGCACGATTGCCGATAAAGCTCCGCAAACTTTGCCGCGG